TGTGAGGGTGACGGACGCGAGGGAACAGATGGAGGAGGAAGAAGACGATGAGCGCGATTGATACGAAACTGGCTATCGGCGCACCGTGCGGCAATACGGTGTATGACAAGCGCAGAGAGCGCGAGGGCGTGGTTTTCCCGGCGGTGGACTGCGGGTATCTGTGTGAAACCTGCGACTGGAACCCGCAGGAGCATGAAAGGCGGCTGAAAGAAGGGAAGTGGCAGCAATGCCACATGCGGGTCAATCAGGAAACCGGCAAGCGCGTGATACTGGAAAATGTCCAGCAGCTGGCCTTCGGATATCCGGTGGTGGCGCGATGAACGACGGGTTTGAGTGGTGGTACTGTGAAGACTGCGGTGCGCTGTTCCAAGGAATGAACGCCCACATTGAGCATGTGGAGAACCGCCACTGGTGGCTGGACGACTGCCCGGTGGAGCATTGGACGGAGATGTACTGCCCGGAATGCGGAAGTCCGGTCATCTACGAAGCTCCCGTATGCGACGGGTGCGGCGAGGTTTTCAGGCCGCATGATCTGGTGGATGGATTCTGTGAGAATTGCAGAAAGGAGGTATGAGACGATGACGGTAAAGGAAGCGGAAGAACGGATCAAGAAGCTTACCGATGAAGCCTATCAGGTTATCGAATCTCTTGAGAATCCGAACGATCTCATGATCAGCATTGTCGTATCTGTCGGTTATAAAAACTACAGAATGTACGACAAAATCAATAATGAGTTTATTGATATCTTCGGTGGAAGTGAGATCGACAATGACAAGATCAGGGTATAAGAAAAAGCCTCTCTCGTTTGTGGCGAACGAGGGAGGCAGTGGGAAATGGATTAACCAAAGGAGATTATATCATGAACTGGGCAGAGATTGCAAGTATCTTTCGTGATATCAACCGGGAGCAGTCAGAATATGAGCATCTGCTTCAGTGGCGGTATCCGTGGTTTAACATGGTGTTCAATTACTGTTATGCGTTTCTGGTTCTGCTGCTGGCCGTGTCCCTGATCTGGTGGAGCGGCAATGTCTACAGAGCGCGCATCGAGACCGAAGCTCAGATTGAGCGCGACAGAATCCAGGCAGAAGAAGCCGCAATGGCCGAAGAACAGAAGCGGAAAGAAGCGGAAAAAATGCTGGACCGATGGGCGGAAGCCGGTGCAAAGATGCTTTGGGGCATCCGGGACTTCCGAAGCCTTTACGGGTACACCGCGGAAGATCTGGAAACGTACCTTCGCTGCCCTTGGAACAGATACCTGGAAGGGAAAAAGCTTACGGACATCGAAACCATCATTTTCAAGGATGGGCAGTTCACAGGCTGTTATCGGACAAACGCCGCGCCGGACAGGGATAAGAGCTTTGCAAGATCGTGTTTTGAAAAGTTCCTGGCGGAAGAGATACCGGCCTGCGATACCTCGTACACATTCGCGGAGCTTACTCCCGACGGGATCTTTCTGACAGATGAATTTGGAGCGGACGGTTACGCTCCCCGGTGGAAAGCGCGGTGAGCAATGGCCATTGCTGACAGCAAAGCCCTGCTGGCGGACATTATGAACCTTATTGATGATCATGTGACCGCAAAGGCTTCCAGACAGCTTGAACAGCAGATTATGGATGTCCTGGACGGGTATCAGATCGCAACCATGATCCGTGATGACGCCGGTGATGCCGATAATTCACGGCAGCTGATTGACGCGTTTATCAATGCGAAAACAGCCGAAGGACTGGCGAAAAGTTCACTTTATCTGTACCGGAACAGGCTGACGAGGCTTTATGAAGATACCGGCGTTCCGATCAAGAAGATGAACGCCGACCACCTGAAAGATTATATCGCAAGCGAAATCGACAGAGGACTTGCCAAGACGACGGTCAACGGCTTTGAGAGAACAGTATGGCAGTTCTTCAAGTGGCTGCATGAAGAAGGGCTGATTCCGAAGAATCCGACCAGAAATATCAAGGTTGTCAAAGCTCTGTATGAACAGCGGGAAGCCTTCTCCGGGACCGAGATTGAACTGATTAAGGAAGCCTGTACCTCTGACAAGCAGAGAGCAATGATTCACTTCCTGCTTACGACAGGATGCCGGAAAGGGGAGCTGATATCGGTTAATATAAGCGACCTGGATTTCCGCAACCTGAAGCTTGAAGTCACCGGCAAAGGCGACAAGACGCGGACGGTGTATTTCGATGAGGTCACGGCAATGTGGCTTCAGCGGTATCTGAAGAAGCGGAAAGACAAGAATCCGGCGCTCTTCCTCGCAAAAGGCGGAAAGCGGTATTCGGACAACGCGATCACGCAGATGTTTATCAGAATGTCGGAAAAGACCGGAATTCACATCTTTGCGCACCGCTTCCGTCACACGCTGGCTCAAACGCTTCTGGACCGCGGCATGAGGATTGAAGAGGTACAGCAGATCCTTGGCCATGAGAAGGTCGATACCACGCGGAGATACTGCCACGCCAACCAGAGGAATACCGAGAACAGCTACCGCAAGTATGCGTGCTTATGAGGTGGAAGAATATGGAACTACAAGATAAAAAGTTAAAATTCCATTTCATTCCGGATGATGTGAACGCTTCCTTCCTGGCGGCAATCAAGGAGTCAAGCCCAAGCGATTATATCATGCTGACAATGGAGGAAGACCAGTATTTAAGCCACATGTGGGAAGAATACAAGAAGATTCCGGAAGGGATGATCGGGATTCCGTCAGACCTGTTCTTTTCTCAGAATGTGCCGCTTCTTGACTGCCTGATTTCCGTTGATGAACAGGGCAAAAAATATGAATTCCGAGTTGTCATTTTTGATTGGTATCAGGAAGTTGTCCTGGATATGCTGGCAAGGCATGATCAAACACCGTTTTCGGTGGGGGCCGTTATTCCGTTCGGCCAGGATATTCCGTGGTTTATTCCGATAAACTGCTCGGTCGGAAACGACTATATCACCTATAACGGCATCGGCTGGTTTAGCAGAAAAGGAAAAGAGATCCTGAGCATGTGCAGTTTTGACGATAAAGTGATTATGGGATTTATTGTCAATCTGCTTCAGACATGGTACGGAATTCAGCTTTCCTTGCTTCATCCGCAGATTAAGACAGTATTCCAGAATCCGAAGATTACAGCGATGAAAGAACCGATAAAGAATGACGGAAAGAAGAAAAAGCGGAAAGTGAAGTATGTGAAACGGCACGTTCTTAACCTGGATGAAATTCAGGCCACACTTTCGGCACCTGGCGGAACCGGCAAGAAGTATTCGTGCCTGGCCTGGTATGTCATCGGACATTGGAGGCATTACGCATCCGGCAAAGTCGGTTTTGTGAAACCGTACTGGAAGGGAGCGCTGCGAAATTTGAAAAGCAATGCGGTCAGCGATGACCGGGAAAGAATCATTGAGGTGCAATGATGGCTGAATGCATCGACCGCGATGCGTTTCTCACGAAGGAACGCGCATGGTACTGTGAAAACTGCGATATGCGAAAGAACAGCAAGGGAAAGACGGTCTATGAGATCGGGGAAGCTCCGTGCCGAGCCTGTTACATCAATGACTTACTAAATGAAGTAGAGAACTGCCCCGTCGCTGACGTGGTTGAGCGGAAGACTGGGAAATGGATCGAAATCAAAAGGAACGATGTGAATCCAATTACTGGTAAATGCGGTGTATATGTCGGTTGCTCGGAATGCGGAGCATCACTCCCGACAGACAGTATGCTTGATTTCATAAACGAGTCAGATTGTAAGTTCTGCTATAACTGTGGCACAAAGATGGAGGTGTTGATCAATTAAGACCTGTAAGAACGTTGCAACAGAATATGACGATTGTGATCAGTTCGTGTGTTCCGAGTGCGGTATCGAACTGCAAGATTGGCGCAGAGTCGAACGCGATGAAGATGGCTTAGAAGTATATTACGAATATAGGTTCCGGTTTTGTCCAAACTGCGGCATGAAGATCAAGGAAGGCGATGACGATGTATGAAGTTTTGATATCGCATTTGCGTGACTGCGCAAAACTTGATCCGTATGAAAATACATTCACGGAAGCCGCCGATGCCATAGAGAAGCTTGAGAAATCTATTCCTCGCTGGATTCCGGTGACGGAGCGGTTGCCGAAAGAGGAATTTAACAAGAACAGTCATTCTTTTGAGTATGTCCTTTGTGCTACCATTTTTGGAGATGTAAGGCCATATAGGTATGGCAGACGGGCAGTTGATGAAGAGGCTCATTTTTGGCATGGTGTTGGACGTGTAGACAACTATGTCACGCATTGGATGCAGTGGCCAAAGCCGCCGAAGGAGAAAACGGAATGATCTACAAACGTGGAGATTATAGCATTTCCATAGAGCAGATTGATGGATTTGGGAAAAATCCGAGCTTGTTTGTTTCTTATAAAAACCAAGGTATCAAGGTGGCAAGTTTCAATTCGCCTGAATCCGCAAAATTGTTTGAGGTGTTTTTAGACAAACTCACTGATGCAAAGCCGCCGAAGGAGGAATGATCATGAAAGTTAATGAGCTGATACAAGAGCTGCAAAAATGCCCGCAAGATTTGAACGTGTTCACGAAAAAGACAGATATCATGGGGACGATTGGCGAGACTTTTCATGTGTATGAGGATACATACGGCTTTTTCGGGCTGGTCTTACCATGTGTCATTATTTCGGATTCTGATGCGGAGGAATGAGCATGCGTTTTCCAACACTCATAGATGTTCCGCGGGATTGGTGCGCGACTTGCATACATAACTATGGTGACTCCTGCGAATTTGGAGAGCGCTGTATGTATCAATCGAATTCCGTTGGCACATACGACCGCGATTTGCCACCAACAGAATATGAGGAGAAATGATCATGGTTACAGAAATTGTAACGATGTTTTTATGGGGATTTATAACCATTACGTTACTTTTTACGGAATCCATAAGTCTGGAATATGCCTATGTCGGGATGTGCATAATGTTAGCCGCTGGGCTTTTACATAAGGAGGAATGAGCATGATACCGAAGAAAATTAATATCTGCGGAATTCCTTACAAGATAGCATACGGTAAAAACGATTACGACCAGACTGACCGATTCGGACAGATCATTTATACCAATGGAAAAATCATGATCAATCCAGATATGCCAGAAGAGTTGCAGATGCAGACACTTATCCACGAATGGGTACATGGTGTGCTTGTTCTGAATGGGCATAACAAAGAAACGGAAGATGAGCTTCTTGTCAACAGCCTTTCCCTTGCGATTTACGAGACATTTAAGCTGAAGGAGGAATGAGCATGAGCGTTGTTGTGAAGATGAAGATTTGGATCACGCTTGCCGTTCTCTTTCCGATTTCCCTCGCTGTTATATGGATAGATGACGGAGACACCATCCTATCAGTCATAGCAATCACCGAGATGCTTTCGTTCTTTGCGTTTTCAGTTGGCATGGCTATAGGTTATATCTGGGCAATGTGAAGGAGGGCTGAGCATGGGAACCCTATCATACGTTATCCCGCTTATCGAATTACGTAGGGCAGTTTATCGTGCATGTGAGAAAACATTTGCAGATAAGGAAGTTGTCGATTTTATGTTTAATCACATCGGAAATGTTGTGGAAGATCAAATAACATCAAGCTGCCACAAATATGATCCGAATAATGTGGAGCTGGAAGTGAGGTTCAAATAAGCGGAGGAATGAGCATGATAACAATTAAGAAAAATCCGAACGGCGATACCCGAACCGCGCCGAAAGAAGTCTCTTTTGAGCAATTCCAAGAGGCAAATGATATGCACCGTGCCGATGTTGCCTCTGTCATGTATGAGCTGTCCAGAATGGTTGATGTAGCAGGAGAAATGCACGATTGCACAAAAAAGTCACAGGAAAGAATGTTTTACCGTGATTTTCTTGCAACGATGAACAGCGGTGCGGATTTTGTTGCAAGCGAATGGTATCAGATCCATGTCCATGCAGAGCGTCATCATCTGTTTTCCCATTGCCCTGATGACGTGACTCTGATTGACGTTATGGAAATGCTGGTGGATTGCGTCTGTGCTGGCATGGCGAGAAGCGGAGAAGTCCGTAATTTGGAAATCAGCAACGAGATTATGAACGCGGCAGTAAAAAATACAGTTGACCTGATAAAATCAATGATCTTGGAGGAGGCCGACACATGAGTGTTCTAATCAAAGGCATGAAGATGCCAAGCAAATGTATACGTTGCCCAGTTAATTTGTATGGCAGATGTCTTGTGAATGACGATAAAGATGTGAGCGAGGCTACGGCTGATGCCGTGCGATACAAAGATTGCCCTCTCGTACCCGTCCCGCCGCATGGGCGGCTGATCTCAGCAGACGAACTGATTGAGTTTATCGAGAATCGCTATGAAATAACGTGGAAAGACGATTATGAGGGCGGGGTTAAAGACGCATGTGTAGATATTCTCGAAAAGATATCCACAATGCCAACCGTCATACCAGCGAGCGAAAAGGAGAAACTAAATGACAATTCATAAGTGTGATATTTGCGGAAAGGAAATGGGTGTTTGGTTCAAGACGGTATTAACCGTTGAAGCTTCGCACCCGGAAACCAATGTCGCAGACATTATTAATCTGCAAGGGACGACCGAGATTTGTAAAGATTGTTATCTGTCGCGAATGCAGAGAGTAAAAACTGACATCATGGCAATGTGAAGGAGGGCTGAGCATGGGATTCTACGTCAATTTAGAGATGCCGAAGGATTGCCCGATGTGCCCCTTCGCGCATTATGACAGGTTCAACACTTTCAGGGGATGTGACATCACCAGAGGGAAACGATGGGCGGTGAAAAATGACAAGGACTACGCCGAGTCATCCACAAAACCGGATTGGTGCCCTCTCATCGAAGTCCCTGAACCGCATGATCTTGAAGCCCATGAACCGCATGGTTGGCTGATTTTAGCAGACGAACTGATTGAGTTTATTGAAAATCGCTATGAAATAACTTGGAAAGACGATTATAAAGGTGGGATTAAAGACGCATGTGTAGATATTCTCGAAAAGATTTCAACAATGCCCCGCTATTCGTCAAGCGAAAGCAAAGAACGCCCTGCATTTCTGCCGCAGTATGAACTTACACCGCGAAGTGAGGAGGGCTGAGTGATGGAAAAATTGAAACAGTGCCCATTCTGTGGCGGTAAAGCTGCTATTCGCACATCGGCAACGAATGCCATTCCAAAGCATGTAAGGGCATACTGTTATTGTAAAAAATGTCTTTCTACAGGGGAATCATTTATTGACTATGAGGACGATGGGACATGCGTTTTTAAGGCTGTGGAAGCATGGAACAGGAGGGCTGAGTGATGATACAAGGCGTATTTCAACCGAATAAGACGCGAGATATTACTGGCTTACGCTTTAATAATCTTACTGCTGTGCGGTTTGACCATCGTGACGAGCGCGTCAAAGGTGGTCAGCACTACTGGTTGTTTCGTTGCGATTGTGGGAATGAAGTTGTTTTGCGAAAGAACTCAGTAACAAGCAACAACACAACTTGTTGCGCTGATTGTTCTCAGAAGCGGAAATCACTTGTAAACACAAAACACGGTGGCGTTGGCACAAGGCTTTACAGAGAATGGGCGGGTATCATTCAGCGTTGCACAAATCCTAATGATACATCGTGGGAAAGATACGGCGCGAAAGGGATTGCTGTCTGTGAGGGATGGAAACACTTTGAGCCGTTCAAAGAATGGGCATTATCTCACGGGTACGCAGACGATTTGACAATAGACCGCATTGATGTGAGTAAGGGTTATTTCCCCGATAACTGCCGTTGGGTAAGCGTCAGAGAGCAGAACAATAACCAAGTACGAACGCTATGGCTGACATATAACGGCGAAACTATGCAGTTATCCTATTGGGCTGACCGCCTTCGCATCAACTATCACACGCTATATGACAGGCTTTATCGGTATGGGTGGCCGGTTGAGAAGGCGTTTACTACGCCGGTTAGGAGGAGCACATGACATGGGGAGATAAAATCAGGGCTATGACGGATGAGGAACTGGCGCAAAGACTTTATCTATCTACGTGTGCGCATATTTTTGACAATAAAGTAGAGTGCAAAGACAATGGATGTAAAAAGTGCTGGCTCGATTGGCTGAGACAGGAGGTAAATAAATGAGCGTCAAACGTTGGAGGATGGTGGATGATGAATGATTGGAGATCCTGTAATAATTGCTCAAACGATGACTGCCCTTGGGATCATGACGGCGCTGCTTGCAACCGATGGAAGCCGATGCGATGCCGGTGCGGTGGTACTTTGTCTGAGATCCGGGAGCATAACGGGAAGCGATACCGGCATTGCTACAGCTGCCATTTTGAATTTTTTGAGGAGGAGTCATGAACAAAAAGAAGCATATCACGATCAAGACCATTGACGGAAACCGGTACGAAACCGATGTTGTGCCGCAGAGAATTGGCCGAGCCGGTATCGACTGGCTTTGCTTCCCGGTTAATGATGGAGTCGGGACCAAGTACATCAACATCGCAAACATCGTGAGCCTGACCGAGTTGGAGGTGGACGAATGACGGAAGCCCAGGAACTTGAGATCCTGAAGGATGCGCTTTATCACTTCGGCTACAATCACCAGGCTACCAAGTGCATTGAGGAGATGTCAGAGCTTACCAAGGAGTTTTGCAAAGAGAAGGACGGCCAGGGCAATCTTGAACACATCGCAGAAGAGATTGCGGACACGCTTATCACCATTGACCAGATGATCATCTATCACGATATCTATGATGCGGTTGCGCAGTATCGGGAAATGAAGATGGATCGGCTGCGGCACAAGATCTTCCTGGAGAAGTACGGATGAGTAAGAAAAAGATAAACCCTCGCAGAGTCCCTGTAAGCCTTGCTGATATGAAGAAGAACGCAAACAAAGCAACTGACGAGGCTATTCATCTTGCATTCGCCATCTTCCTGACAGTTCTAAAGGATAAGTTTGGATTTTCCAACGACGATATCGTCAAAGCATGGTATGAAGCAGACAAGCTTTCCGAAGAAGTTCTGAAAGACGGACTTGTTAAGCTGAAAGACCTGGTTGATATGCTGAGAGACGAATACAAAATCGATTTGCGTAGATAAGGAGGATATATGAGCAGAGCGATTGCGGTCATGGGGGAGTCCGGCAGCGGAAAGACCACCGCCATGCGGACTCTTGACCCGAAAGAGACGTACTACATAGATTGTGACGGAAAAGGCCTGTCCTGGAAGGGATGGAGACAGCAGTACAACAAGGAGAATGTGAACTATTTCCGGACGGACAATCAGGACAGCATTGTTGCTCTCATGAATCGAATCAGCGAGAAGAAGCCGGAGATCAAGAACATTGTCATCGATACCGCCAACTCCATCATGGTTGCGGATGAATTCCGCAGGATGAAAGAGAAGGGCTATGACAAGTGGCAGGACCTCGCCATGTCCGTGTACACGATCACGACCACCGCGAGTAAACTCCGCGACGATCTGAATGTCATCGTTCTTTTCCATGTGCAGATTGAGAAGGACGAAAACACAGGGCGGCAGTTCACCAGGATACTTACCAACGGCAAGATGCTGAATAAAGTTGGGCTGGAAAAGTATTTCACCACGGTCCTTCTGTCCAAGCGAGACGAAAACGGAGAGTATGTGTTTGAAACCAAGACCAACAACTCCACGGTCAAGACGCCGCTCGATGCCTTTGAGAAAGAACAGATTCCGAATGATATGCAAGCTGTGCTGGATGTGTTGAAGGAATACTGATGGAAATATTGGAAGGGAAAACGCGATGAGTGTTGTCAGTTCAACAAAGTATTTCTGCGACAGATGTGGATCGGAGATTCATCCTGTAAACGAGTTCATGCACTTTCAAACCAAACCTGTATTCATTACAGCGAGAAATACCGAAGCATATATTGTGCAGCAGGAGATTCAGAAAATTTTTGAAGATGCGAGAGAAAAAGCTGGTGACGAAGAGGTCCTGCGGCTTTCGATATCAGTTGCATATTCCGTGAACTTCAAAGACTTCCATCTGTGCAGTAAATGCAGTAAGGCATTTTACGAGTTTATGAGAAGTGAAAGATAATGGGCTTCTACGGCAGGAAAGTGAACGGAAAAGAATAGGATGTCAACGAGATTTACGGAAAAGATTTCTATTGATATGAATAGGAGGTAATTGATGCAGATTTATCCAATTGCGGAATCTCTGGAACGGCTGATGGAATCGTTTATCGATCCGGACACCGGAGAACTCACGGCAACAGAAGAAGAGATGCAGGCGGCCATTGAGCAGATGCAGATGGACTTTGACGAAAAGATTATCGAACTTCGTAATGAGTACATCAATCTGACGGCTGAAGCAGAGGCCATCAAGAACGAAAGAGCAAAGCTTGAAATCCGGCAGAAAAGAGCGGAAGATGCCGCGGACCGTTTGAAGCGGTGGCTTGCGTATCTGCTGAAGGGTGAGAAATTCAACCTCGGAGCCTGCAAGATCAGCTATCGCAAATCGGAAGAAGTCGTCTTTGAAAAGGATGAGAACGGAAAAGAAAAGACCGAGCAGTTTGTTCTCTGGGCCGATAAGAACTTCCCGTCCCTTCTCAGCTATCAGAAGCCGAAGCCGAACAAGACCGAGATCAAAAAAGCGCTTAACGCAGGGCAGAAGGTCGATTTCGCAAAGATCCAGTCCAAGCAGAATATCCAGATAAAATAATCAATTTTTAAAAAAGGAGAACAACAAAGTATGAAAGCATTCAACGGATTTGAGGCAAAGAAGCAGGTCGGTTCCCGTGAGATTCTGCCGGTGGGCGGATATGTCTGTGAAATCAAGAGCGCGAAAGAAGAGGTCTACAACAGCTCCAACGGGGAATTCCACTTCCTGGTGCTGGCCATCGATGTCGCGGAAGGCGAATACGCCGGATTCTGGAAGAAGGATTATGACGACAACACCGCCGATGACAAGAAGTGGCGCGGGACCTTCCGCATCTCCGTACCGAAGGACGACGGCACGGAGCAGGACGGATGGACCAAGCGCACCTTCGGAAACTTCATCTGGGCCGTGCAGGAAAGCAATCCCGGATATGTGTGGAACTGGGATGAAAAGACGCTCAAGGGGAAGAAGATCGGCATTATCTACCGCAACCGCGAGTGGGAAATGAACGGCAACACCGGATGGACCACGGAAGCAGGCGGAGCGATCTGCGTAGAAGACTGCCGCGCGGGCAAGTTCAAGCTGCTGAAAGACCGCCCGCTCAAGAACAGGCCCGCATCTTCCGGCTCCAACGGATCTTCCGGTTATTCCGCATCGTCTCCGAATGTGGCAGCGGATGAAGATGATCTTCCGTTCTGAGGCACACTGAAAGCCGAACCGGGAAACCGTATGAAATACGGCGGTTTCCCATCATTACAGAACGGAGGTGAGTGATTTGTGCATCCGGCAGAAGTCGAAACATGTTTAGAAGAGCTGGTATGCATCGTGGACAGCCGTGAACAGGACACGGTAAAACTACGGTCCAGAATCCGGTCAATCGGATATCCGGTAGAACGCGCGGCGCTGAATGTCGGTGATTATTCCGCCAAGATCAAACTGCCAAACGGAGAATGGTATCAGATTCCGGTCGCGATAGAACGCAAGTATGCTATCGATGAGCTGTGCATGTGCTACTGTCAGGAACGCGGCAGATTTGAACGGGAATTCAAACGGGCGCAGGAAGCTCATATTCAGGTCTATCTGCTTGTGGAGGGCGCGACATGGGAAAGTATCTATTCCGGCAAGTATCGCTCCCAGATGCGCCCCAAATCGCTTGTGGCAAGCATCTGTTCCTGGCTTGCAAGATACAACTGCAAACTGATTTTCTGCAAATCAGAGACAACCGGCGCGGTCATACGTGACATACTTTACTATGAAGCGCGTGAAATTCTGCTGAAGATGGAGGACCGGCCGAATGAATGACAATTCATGGTTTAAACTCTATCGAAAAATGCTCGGCTGGGAATGGTTTACGGATTCCAAGACGCTGCATGTGTTTGTGTTTTTACTGGCCAGGGCAAACATCAAAAGCAGCAGATGGAACGGCAGAGTCATCCGGCGCGGACAGCTTGTTTCCAGCTACAACGGCATTGCAAACGCCACGGGAATGTCGGTCAGCTCGGCCAGAAGAGCCGTCGGCAATCTGCTTTCCACGGGTGAAATCGCGATCACTCCGACGAACAAATATACGATTTTCACCATCGTGAAATATGACGAGTATCAGTCACAGTACGCCGATTTTGAACAGGCAGAAGAACACACAGGCGAACACTCTGCGGAACATTCTGCGGAACAGCATCATAAGAAGAAAGAGAAGAACAGAGAAAGAAAGAACATACCGGCAGAGCGAAAAGCAAAACCGTCGCAGATGAAGAGCCGAAAGAAGGAATATGTGCCTCAGTATTGGGAAATCAAGATCCCGAAGCATTATTGGGGGCAATTCGATTCAGAAGATGATTATTATGCCTATGCCGCCGAACATGCGGAAGAGGTAGAACGATGGCTTACAAATTGAATCAATCGGATATTTTCGATTTTGCCTCTTCCGGCAACTATGAGACAAGACAGAAGGGAGATGAGCTTGAGTTCCGATACTGCCCCTACTGCGGTGGGGGCAGTCATAAAGACGAATGGACCTTCTCGGTGAATCTTGACAGCGGCGCGTTCAAATGTCTCAGGGCCAGCTGTGATCATCAGGGACATTTTGTGGAGCTGTGCCGTGATTTTGAATACCGCCTGGAATACGACCAGCCGAAAATATACCGCCAGCTTCCACAGAAACGGCCGGAGACGCGCAATGAAGCAGTAGAGTATATGAAGTCACGCGGAATCAGCGAGGCGGTCACAAGGCGCTTTAACATCACCGTACAGAAGGAACATCCGAACGTGCTTGTCTTTCCGTTTTACGATGAAACCGGGAAGCTGATGTTCATCAAGTACAGAAAGACCGATTTCAAGCGAGGGATTGACAAGAACAAGGAATGGTCAGAGAAGGACACGATGCCGATCTTGTTTGGCATGGACCAGTGCAAAGGCTTTGAACGGCTGATTATCACAGAAGGGCAGATCGATTCGCTGTCGGTGATTGAATCAGGGATAGAGAACGCGGTATCGGTCCCGACGGGCGCGAACGGCTTTACCTGGTTTTCCTATAACTACCACTGGATTACACAGTTTCGGGAAATTATTGTGTTCGGAGACTGTGAACACGGAGCCGTGACACTCTTTGACGGTCTGTCCGCGAGGCTTCCGCAGGAAGTGATTGTCAAATGCGTTCGGCAGATTGATTATTTAGGCGAGAAAGACGCGAATGACATTCTTCGGAATTACGGTCCGAAAGCGATACAATACTGCATCGACCATGCGGAAATACCGGCTTTGAACAATGTCAAACAGCTGGCCGACGTCAAGAACGTCGATATCAATAAGATTGACAAGATCCGAACCGGCATTGTGGATTTGGACAAGTGCATCCGCGGCATGGCCATGGGACAGCTTGTGGTGCTTACGGGCAAGCGCGGAGAAGGCAAGTCCACGCTGATGTCCCAGATTGTCGGGGAAGCCCTGGACCAGCAGAAGAATGTCTTTGTCTATTCCGGAGAGCTGGCGGACTATCATTTCAAGCACTGGCTTGACCTGCAGCTGGCCGGAAACCGGTATATCCTGGACCGTCAGGATCAGTTCAAAGAGAATGACTATTACATCGCGGATGATGTTCTGGACAAGATCAGCCTTTGGTACAGAAACAGGGCGTATATCTATGACAACAATTACATCACGGACGGGTCAGAGTTTGAAACGCTGCCGGAAACCGTAGAGAAGGCGATACAGAAGTACAATGTCGAACTGATCTGCATTGACAACCTCATGACGGCGATGGAGAAGGTCCAGGAACAGACGAACCTGTATCTCGCACAGTCGAACTTTGTCGGCCAGCTCAAGGCCATTGCGATGAAATACAGCGTTGTCATTATTCTGGTGGTGCATCCGAGAAAGTCAAACGCCAACGATACGGCGGATGACAACGACCTGATTGCAGGATCAGCCGATATCACCAACAAAGCCGATATCGTGCTGCGCTTCGGGCGCTGTGACCCGGAGAAATACGACTGTGACGGGCTGATTAAAGTTACCAAAAACCGTATCATGGGAACGCTGAGAACAACAAATGACGACGCTGTGCATGTAAAGTATGACAGAAGGTCCAGGCGGATTTCCGGCATCACGGAATTTGAACAGCATGAGAAAGTATACGGCTGGGAAAAGCTTCTTGCGGATGATCAGAAGGCAGCCTATACAGAAGGGCCGGAACAGACGGAACGGAAAAAGACGGTGCAGAAGGCAGCGCAGAAGACTTCTTCAAAGAAGAAACAGGATTCGGAAACTCCGCCAGCTTTTGTAGAAGAGATTGATGAACTGCCGTTCTGAGAAGTGAGGTGTGAATCATTGCGTACACCGTAGGACAAATCAAGGTTATGGCATATAACCTGGAAGAGAAGGAAGACTTTACCATTGCAGAATACCAGCTTTGGCTGGGACTTGCCTATGCGTATGAGTGGTACAGGGCAAATCCGGATGACAAGGACAGCTGCCAGGAGCTGATGGAATCTTACATCGAGTTTTACGAAGGTGCAAAAGATTTGAACTGGGACCACCGGCCGCCAGAACCATCCTGGATTGTAAGGGCAAGAGAAGAAAAGAAAGCAGAACGTCACACAGAACAGCATACAGCAGAGAACGCAGAAGAAAATAAAGCGCCGAACGAGGCGCAGAAGGGAAGTGTTTGACCGCATGGAAGGTCAGCAGACTTTTATGCCGCCAGGAGAAGAGATACCGGAAGTTGTTGACAGAAGAAAAACCGTATCGGTGATGAATCTGCCGACCATAGACCCGTCGTATGTGCCAGGAGACAATGCGCGATACCTGCGCTTTATCATGGAAGCGCGTACATGGCCGAAAATTGATACCGGAGATCCGGAACAGCTTTCCGACCGCATCAACATGTATTTTGAATACTGCGCAAAGAACGACATGAAGCCGACCGTATCCGGGCTTGCGTCCGCTATCGGTGTTTCACGCATCGCGCTTTGGAAGTGGAAAGCGGGCGTAAACCGGCCGCAGAACTACGCAATCATAGAAGACGCATACAACCGCCTGGAAGAGCTGTGGGAGATGTACATGATGAACGGGAAGATTTCACCGCCGAACGGCATTTTCCTCGGCAAGAATCACTTCGGCTATAAAGACGTGCAGGACCTGATTGTCGCGCCTGCAAATCCGCTTGGAGATACCGTCAACGCGGAAGTCATAGAAGAGAAATACAGGGAGCTTCCGCCGGACTAAACGGTCGCAGAACGCGAAACAAGCGCAGAAGAGCGCAGGACAACAGAAAACAAAAAACCGCCCTACAGCCTTAAAAAAGGCCGCAGAGCGGTTTTGTTTTGTGTGAATCCCTTTTCACATCTTACTGCTGATTCTCTTCCTGAGCGGCTTTTTCCGCTTCTTCCTGAGCCATTAGAAGGTACAGCGCCTTCTTAATGACGGCATTCGCGGTTTTGCCCTCCATGAATTCAATGATCTTCGGGTCCTGGTTCCTGTTTACGCGTATTGCATAAAGCTTTGTGTTTTCTTTGTTCCATTTGGCACGCGCATAGCTTTCCGGCATGATGATTCTCCTCACAGAAATAAGTTAACTCATTGTAGCATATCTACAGAACGGCCGTCAAGAATTAATCCATCTGCTGATAGCAGAACGCATTGTAGCCGAGTTCGGAAAGCGCTTTGGTCATTGCCTCGGCGGCAACCTCGTTCTTGAGCGCCTGACCGACAGAAGGCGTGGAGAACACAAAGCGCCTGCCGCCGAACGCGGACCATGAGAAGGCGGATGTTCCCGCTTCTTTCGCCGCCTGCCGTACAAGCTTTTCATTCCAGCGCGGAAGAAGAAGAGAAGCCGCGTCAAGATTGCAAGTGCCGGTATCTTCCACAGAAGCAGCTGCAGAAGACGCGGCCGCCAGGGCCGTCACAAGATCATCCCGGAGCTTTGCATATTTGCCGGTCAGCGGCGGGACCGTCTCGGTGTATTCTCTGACCATCCTGTTATAGACGTTTTCGGCGACGGCCAGGTCGAACACGCGGATACCGTCCAGCTCTTCGCCGGTCCGTGCATCCATCTTCATGACTTCATAGCATGGCATTCCGTTGTGTGAAAAGTCGGCAATGTCAATGACAATGCGCTTGTCTTCAAAGTGGTATTTGCCGTTGATCATAATCAATCCCTCCTGCCCGTATAGCCGATAGCACAGCTTCAGATTGTGGCTTTTCTTGAGTTTTCGACCGAATACCATTCTTCTACCTATGGCATCCGTGACAATCACAGAACGCAGAAGGGGAGCCGCGCTCTGTGACTGACGCTGATGTCAAAAGAAAGAACCGGGACCGATTAATCAGCCATGGTTCAACGGTTTCGATTGTGTTGTGTGTGATTAGACGACGAACGGAATACCATATTTCCGCTCATGCGCTTCCATGTAGGCTTCCAAAAACTCTTCATCGCCGCATGGCGCAAGCTCTTTGTGAAGCTCTTCCCGGATTTCATCGTCCATCAGATTGACGGCTGCGCTGTACAGCCCTGCTTCAATGATTTCATGTGCGTTCATTGTATATTCTCCTTTTCAATTTGATTCATTCATGCAGAAGGGCGGTCAAGTGCCGCCAATTCTTTTATTCAACCGGACGAACAAGGGCGCGGGCCTGACGTTCGCGCTTCTTCAGGCTTTGAGCCTGGCTTTCATAGCTCATAATCTGCTTTTCATACTTCATCCATTCTTTGCCGCCGTATAATGTACCTTCCTGCTTTTCTTCCAGGATTTCAATCAGATCATAAATCTGACTTAATCGGTGGGGAAGATACTCCAAATCAGAAGAAGCAAGTTCTTTTTTGACTTGCAGTTTTGCAGCTTTTTCGGCTTCTTTCTTTTCCAGAAGAGCCTTCTTTTCGGCGGCTTGCTGCGCTTTCGCCTTTTCTTTTTCCCTGCGCTCCCGCTCTTTCTGATTGCCATTAGAAGAGCTTGCAGAACGCATAGAACGCGCTGATTTGTTGGAACGCATAGAATGCATAGAACGACGCTTGCAGCGGTGTGACTTCTTATACGCTCCATAGAAGGCCAGGATTGCAATGAGTAAAGAGATACAGAAAACCATTTTTAATTCCCCCCATAATGCTTTCTGGACAGCTCCCGTATATACCCTCCTGCATCATACAGAAGGGCATAGGCTGAAACTGTCGATTTTACTTTTTTGCATTCGCGTTTTCCGCTTTCCAGGCTTCAAATTTCTTCCAGGCTTCCGGATTGTAGAAGGTATCTGCCCAGTCGGCCCCTGTGGCCATACAATAAGCATTCACTTCTTCAATCGTTTTTTTGTCGTTGTAGTAGTAAATATCGCTGAACATTGCTATCATTTTATAAGTCCCCTTTTCAATTGATTTCCGGATATCTGGTATCCGTGAAAGCCTAACAGAACGGCGCCTGTTAAGCTTTGGCTGATATCAGATGGAAAACTGCCGTGAATGTTCATTGATCATCCCTGTGGCCATTGCAGAAAGAAAGCGCAGAAGCATTTTTTTCATGCTGCTTCATCCTCTTCATTCTCCCGCCAGTGGAGCGGATCGTGATATCCCGTTCCAATCAGAAACGCGCTGTAAATTGCGCTCATGATTTCCCATCGTGCATCAAACGTTCCTTTGATAACGCCTGAATTGTTGGCCCACAGAAGGAAATCAATGTAGCTTTCTTTTTCTTCCTGCGTCAACCGTGCAAAGGTCCAGCTCCGGCAATCCATAGAAAGATGATGCAGAAGCGCGTTTTCTTTGGTACGCGGCAGCTTGTCAACTTCACTATAGAAATAGACGGAGCCGCCCAGGTCAAAGTATTTTTCCGTAAATGTCATCATAAAAAATTTCCCCTTTTCTTAAATTTAGGTTTTCACCTATGGAATAGGGCTGATAGGCTCAACCCTTTAGAAGCCGCAGAAAGAGTTAAAATTTTGGATGATCGAAAGACAAAACGAAAGACTTAATGTCTGATTCATCCACATAAGTTTCTTCTTTCCAAGTCACATTGCCGTTTTTCGGCTGGAAATCCGAATTGCAGAATCCAGCAAAATACTTTATTGTTTTTTGGCAAGTGTTTTCTTTCGCACAATTTTCGCAAATATTCTTGCAGCAATAGCCGGTTTTCATTATGGTTCATTCCCCTTTTCAAATTTGTTTTTTCGGATATGATTTTATATCCGTGATTGTCTACCATTACCGAAGAATGATAGACAATAGCCGATATACAATCATGCTGCATTGCTTTCTGCATTCTGCGCACATTCGCCCAGGCGCTCATAATAGCCGTAATAATCGCTATACATAACGATATCATAACTATCATCAGCTCCGGCCGCGTTCATGATTTCATCTGCAATGCATTCCAGAAGCCAAGAATAGCAGTATACAGAATAGCCGCTGATATCTTCGGCGCTTTCCGGAATGCTTTCTTCATCGTGAATAATCCACTCTGAACCGGTATTGAAATAATCTTTTTCAAGATATTCTATGGTTTCATCACTGTATACGTCAGAAGGATACAGAACGCTTTGCCATTCGCTCTGACCGCATCCGCGGATTGTAGAAAGCTGATACTTTTTGCCAGTTACAATGTTCAATACAGAAAGAAGAATGTCATAATCTTGGCTGGAATAAATCCCATAGGAACACACAAGCTCATTCAGATTATGGATTTCTCTTGTGCTGTATCTTGCCTTGTGTTCAGGCTGCAGAAAATCAGCAATCGCTTCAGAAACGTTTTTATAGACTTCTGTGTTATAGTCTTTCAAACGTCTGTTGAAGCTGTCCAGGATATCCGCTAATTCTCCATCGTTCAGAACGTCCATAACGCGCTCGATGTTTTCCGGAATATGATCTTTATAGTCACGATTTCCGAAAACAGCGATACCAGGATAAACCGATTCAATGTCGAAATTATCCATAGAAAGCGGGCTTTCCTGATATTCCGGATTGATCTGCATTGCATAAATGATTTTTCTTTCCATTGTCTTTTCCCCTTTTCAATTAAGTTTTGCCCGGATGGGCTGGACATGGGCTTTTTTGTCAATCTGAAATACCCATGAGAAAACAGAACGTGATTGTTCAATCACAGAAGAACATGCAGAAGAGTTATGCAGCGGCATTGTTTAAGCTCTGCATATACAGCCTGGTATACTTTTCTTTTGTCGTCTGTACATCCAGCTTTTGAAGCGTGTTTGCAGCAGGTCCGAAAACCAGCACATAGCAAGTCGCCAAATGCATATTTGATAAAACCGCGTTGATCATGTCCAGGCTGTCGGCCTGCAACATATAAGTGCCGGTTTCCCACAAAAGCCAAACATAGCTTTTTCCGGTTTCTGCTTCTTTGACCGTCTTTACATCATATTCCGTGAAATCCGAAAAATAATGTTTTACGGTCTTTTTCGCGATTCGCTCCATACTGTCAAGAAGCTTCTCCCGGTTTTCAAAACATCTGATTTTTGACATTTCAATTTTTCCCCTTTTCAATAGTTTTTTGTCCGCTCTGCATTTTTAATACCGGCTTGCGACGGTCAAAGGCTGCATTAGACAAGCCGTCAAGCGCTTATTTCTTGACGGCTTTTCATAAACTCATGCAATTTTGCTTTCTTCTGCATCTTCCAGGCTTTCGGCTTCTTCGGTTTCCAGATATTCAGAAATGCTGATGTCATTCCATGCAGCATCAAGAAACGCGGCCAAGAGCTTTTCAACTTCGGCCTTTTGTGCATCATAGCCGCCAGGATATTTCCAGTTATAAACAATCTTTTCAGCTTTTTCTTCAAAATACTTGATAAGTTCATAACTAACGCTTTTCCCGGGCATATTGCGGTATCCTGTGCAGATGGTATAGCTTCCAATGTAATAAACATCAAAATTCCATCCGTAAACGCCAGAAGTATATGCAATCGGGCTTTCATAATGCAAAAGATGCTGCATATCACAATAACCGATAGAAAGAATACGTCCGCCATTGTTGCGGATTGCTTTTGCAGTAGTCTTGAATTTCATTTTTCTTTTCCCCTTTTCAGATTTAAAATTTTACAGTTTACACGGCTTTGAACGTGTTAAGCTGCATTACAGCGGCGTTTTTTATGCCGCTGTCATCTGCATAACTGCTTTTTCTTCCTGCTTCACATCTTCTGCATAACAGAAGCGGTTATAATCGCGCGTGATGTATGCATAGCACGTTTTTCCGGTCCCGCGTTCGTTGAACGTGAAAACAACAGAGAATGTTTGATGACAAGCCATGGAAATAAGCAAGTCATATCCGTGCATTTCTCTGCAAAGCTCTTTGCAGTAATTCCAAGCGCGGACCTTGTATACAGACGGCTTTTTATATGCGCTGTAAATGTCGTCATAGGTCCAGGCTCTGTGCGCATAGGCAAAAACTGCGGCTTCTCTTGCTTTCTTCTGTCCAGCTTTGGAAGTGTTTTTAATTCTTTCGTTCATTGTTCTTTTCCCCTTTTTCAAAAATAATTTTTAGAATGCTTTCGGCATTCATACCAGAGAAGAAAGATTTTTTTCTTTTCTGGTATCAGCGCCGAAACGCTGATATATTTACGTCAACCGGCTTGACTTTGGCTTGTGTATCGGTCAAGCCGTCCATTATGTTTCTCTGTCCTTTTGTCGTCGGTTTAACGTCTTTTTCGATGCAGTAGGTTTAACTGTCCAGGCGACGGCTTTATAATTTGTTTTTATGGGAGTTATAAAGCAATCTCCCATTGGATTTTTTAGCGTTTCCTGCTTTTTCGGTTTTTGTCATGGACCGAAAACAGAATCTTGCATTCTGCCAAACTATTAAATACTTTCGCTGTCGTATTTGTTTAACGTCGTCCGCGTCTTGCATTCAGATCATTCTTTTACGACGTTCCCATAATGGGAGACTTGCGATTTTTGAAAAGGTGAAAAGGGAATTCCCGCGTTCACTACTTCCGGAAACGCTCCAATAGTTTCTTTGCAGACAAGTCAATGCATCAATTTTTTTTCAGCTTTTCCGGTTTTGCGCTGCAGGCTGTATTCATTTTTCAAGGTCCATTTTGTCCGCCAGGTCCGCCCGCGGCCGCTTGGCTTTGGGCTTTTCCCTTTGGACAACTGTATAATAACATGCGTTAACGCATTTTGCAAGCCCTTTTTGATGCGTTTACGCATGTTTTACCTTTTGCACAAAATACGTTAACGCATTTTATACAAATTGTACAATTTGCCCGGCCTGCTGCTTTTTCTGGTTTTTTGGCCGTTATTCCAGTTTTTTAAAGCCGTGAAAAAATCGCTTTGCCCGCCTTGCGCGTATAAATGGCCGTCACGATGTTTTAAACCGCTGGAATATAAATTCACGTTTTGAACTGCAAAATAAAACACGCGGCTTCTGTGCGCGTCCTATGCGCTTTCAAGCCGCGTTTTGTATTCTGCTTTTCTCTTTTCCCTTTTGGCCGTGCTCAATTCTTTTCTTTTGATCTTTCTTTCTTCTTTCTTCTTTCTGCTTTTGCTTCCTGCTTCCGGCTTTCTTCAAAAAATATTTTTCGGCCGTCAAACATTCCAAATTGCGTTGTCCAGGATGAAGAGGGGATTGTCAACCTATTGTTTATGCATTTGGTTAACAATCAAGGAATGAAAAGCGACTATTAATAAAATACAAGTCGCTTTGATGAAAGATGTTTAGACAAAATATATAAAGTGTATAGCAAACTGTACAATGGTACGCTCAATATTTATTATGCGAACCAAATAATACAAAAATGGGGGATGAATAGAGGCTTTTGTTGTAGATTGTAACAAATTTGTTGCCTTTTCTCCGCGTCAATCGATGTTTGGCCGCGTCTGTACAACCTTTTTCGGCACGGCAAGCGGGGAAGGGAAGGCCCCAGCCGTCCTCCCCCTCCCCTGGGGGATAAAACCCGAGTCTCGGCGGGCGGGTTGATACTAAAAATACTTTCAAAACAAAAAAGGCAATGCAGGAGACAAAGCAAAAGACAAATTAGAAGAAAGCGCGGAGAATGGTTAAGAGAAGATTTAAGAGAAGATTCAAAAAAGATTAAGACAATTCAAAGAGATAGTTCAAGACAATATAAGGGGAAGCTCAAGAGATGGTATAAGATGGCATGAGATTGTATGAGATTGTATGAGATAGGAGCAGTAGAGGTTATGTGGGAGTGCATGGAGATGGGGCGAGGTTGGATGACGGAAAAGAGGAGCGAAGCGACGCCGCGTCCCCTTCTTCTCTTTTCTCTTATATATTCTTCTTATATTCTTATTATGTTGTTCTTTTGACCCCCCTGTTTTGAACAAGCAAAAATAGTTTGTGTGTTCACAGATAACACGCAGAAGAACAAGCAAGAATTGTTTGTATGTTCAAAAATATATGCTTTTTTGAACAAGCAAAGAGAAGATAAAGTGGCAAGGAGCATAGAAATTACTGGCAGTTTGAAGGTTTTGCAATTTAAGGTGTAAAAACTGCGAAAAACAGTGTAAAAACGTGAATTTTGCAAAAGTCAGTTAATTACATGTTTTTGCATGTGTTTTTCTGGTATTTTTTGGTTGTTCTGCGATGGTGTTTTGTGCGGCCAGGAAGAGGATGGATGACGGCTTTATAGTATAAAAAACCGCCTCCGAAGGGACATGTAGTCCGATCGGAGACAGCTTGAGATTGTGGAGATGGATGTATGGAAACAGCTCGGATGATTCAGACGGTTCGGATGATCCGGTGGAACGGCCGGTCAGTTCGGGCCGTGGAAATCGTATTTGTCCCGTTTACCAAGATTGCAGTCGGCACAGAGGGTGCGCAGATTGCTCATGTCGGATGTCCCGCCTTTGGAGACTGGGATGATATGGTCCACATGGAGAATCACGCCGTCCTGTCTTCTTCGGCCGCAGAGTACACAGCGGAATCCGTCGCGCTTCATGACATCGTATCGAACGGATGGGGTGACTTTAGCTCTTTCCTCCGCAATCCAGGCGGGAGACGGAGTTCTGAATCTGCGCTTTCGGCTGTGTCTGGATATGAATCTCAGAAGAAAAATGAAGGACGTGGCCACGAGGGCAACAAGGGAAACACGAACGATGCCGTCTGCAGCATCCTGTTCCAGATACTCATTGTTTTTGGCCATGATGATCAGGAAAATCGCGACGGCCATGATGAAAGCCAGGAAGGAAGACAGAGACGGGACGCGGACGATGTTGACGTTTCGTCTGTATCGCTTTGAAGATCGCATTGCAAACACTCCATACGGCATGATATTCTGAAAGCGGAAAGCGGCTGGCACTGTACGCTTTGTACCGATGATATTTTAGTGTAACACATTTACGGCTGAGAATCTATATGAAAAGTTGATAGCGCGGATAAAATGTGATATGCTGTTATCAGAGGGCCGAAATTTTTTCAAAAAGTAAAAAGGCGGTTTCTGACTGGGGAGCCGTGACAGTCTGATGGGACTATTCCTGAAAAAAGGGGGATAGTCTTTTTTCTATGGCTATGACGGCTGAAGAAACGCGCAGACTGGAACGGGAGCTGATTGAGCGCGGCGGCAGGGACCTGTCGGCGCTGAAAGACGCCTTTGAGCTGTCCAGGACAATAGACGATCATGAACGGAGCAACGAAATCAGGAAGCTGGCAAGAGAGCATCTTCAGAAGCCGGGGCGGTTTGAAGACGCGATGGATCTGTATCACAAGACGCTCATGTATGACGGTCCTGTGGATTTCGACTGCTTCATGCGGGCGCTTGAGTTCAACCGGCCGACAAGGGAACAGTTCTGGCTTCCGAGGCGGCAGAAGCTCATGCCGGTGTGCAGGGCGCTTCAGGACATGGAAGACGGGAAGCTGGACGAACTGTTTCTGAGCTGCCCGCCGAGAATCGGAAAGTCCACGCTGATGATGATGTTCTTCCTGTGGGTGATGGGACGGGACTCGGAGCGGTCGAACCTGTACTGCTCCTACACGGACAGCGTGGTCGGTGTGCTTTACAACGGCATCCTGGAAGTCTTGAACGACAAGGTGACGTATCTCTACAAGGATATCTTTCCGGGGAAAACCGTCGCTTCCACCAACGCGAAAGACCTGCTGATCAATCTTGACCGCAGGAAGAGATACGCCAGCTTCACGGGGCGGTCGCTGTACGGAACACTTAACGGAGCCTGCGACTGCAACGGCTATCTCGTCGGGGATGACCTCATCTCCGGCATTGAGGAAGCCATGAGCAAGGACCGGCTGAATGCGGCGTGGATGAAGGTAGACAACAACATGCTTCCGAGGGCGAAGGAAACGGCAAAGGTGCTGTGGATCGGAACGAGATGGAGCCTTTTGGACCCGCAGGGGAAGCGGATTGACCTTCTGGAAAATGACCCGAAGTACCGGGAACGGAGATGGAAGGTATTAAATACTCCGGCGCTGGATGAAAACGGGGAGAGCAATTTTGAATACCTCTACGGAGTTGGATTCTCTACGGACTACTACCAGCAGAGACGGGCCAGCTTTGAGCGCAACAGCGATACGGCAAGCTGGCTGGCGCAGTACATGGGAGAGCCGATCGAACGGGACGGCGCGGTCTTTGACCCGGCGGACCTGCGGTATTACAACGGCGTCCGGCCGGAACAGGAACCGGACCGCACATTCATCATCGTGGACCCCTCCTGGGGCGGCGGGGACTATGTGGCGGCCATTACGGTCCAGCAGTACGGCAATGACCTTCTGATACCGGCCGTTGTCTTCAGCAACGAGGACAAGACCGTGACGCAGCCGATGATTGTTGCGATGGCGGAGAAATACAAGGCAACGGCCATGAAGGTCGAAGGAACAAAGATGACGGCTTCCTACGGGGAGGACATCGACCACAAGCTTCGGGAAAAGGGAATCCGGATCAACATCGCAATCAATACCAGCCATTTCACTGGAACCGGAAAGCGGGACCGGATTATCGCCAGAGCGCCGGACATCCGGGAGCGGATGCTGTTCCTCGGAGAAGGCTACCGGCCGAAGGAGTATTCGCAGTTCATGCAGAATGTGTATTCCTTCACCTTCAACGGGAAGATGAAGCACGATGACGCGCCGGACGTGCTGGCAATGGGGATCGATTATGTGACGGTTGGGACGGTTGTCAAGGCGGAAGTGATGCAGCGGCCGTGGTGAGAAAGTATTTCTTGTAAAAACAGGAAGAATATGAGATAATAAACAATTTATACTTGCATTTATTGACATGGTGCTGTATAATGTATGTGTAGAGTTATAGGTACTTTATGCTTTGCGCGAGTGCGCGGTGCAATTATGTGAAACAAGAGATTTCCCTTTCACCCAAGGCGGTTGCGACGGTGAACGAACTGCTGAGTTCCGGAAGCCGCGTACAGCTGGATTATGACCCGCGGTCCGGGGAACTGAAGATCTATGAAGTTCCGAGGATGAAAACAAAATATCGTGTGGTCGTTGCCAATGGGTGACGGACAACAGCCTGAATGGGGCTAATTGCTTACGATGTGTAGGCAATTGGCCCCTTTCTTTTTTTTAAGTTCCCCGGCTTCAGGCGGTTTTTGTGTTTTCCGCCTGACTGCCGTTTTTGTACCGGCCTTTGCGCTGGACATGACGCAAAGGTTTCTGTGGAGGGCAGCTTGTCTTTCATGCGGGTACACCTCCTTTCTGCCGTAAAGCCCCATGACCGCTGGCAAAGTACCGGAGGACAGTGAAACGCCAAAGGGCGGGAAGCTGTCCGATGACGGGAAACGTGAGAGTGCCGCCAGGCGGATTTCTCTCAGGGATGAAACGAGAGCGGAGCCGTGAACGAAACCTCGATAAGCAGCCGCGGGAGTAGGAAATCGGCAATACGGTTCTATAGCTCAATTGGAAGAGCGTCCGGCTGTTAACCGGAAGGTTGAAGGTTCGAGACCTTCTGGAACCTCCACAATCCGCACTGGAAAGCGCCGATGATGAGTCAAGCCCGGTGCCTCATTTTCGCTGTGCAACTGCGCCGGACAATGCGGATCATATAGCAGGATGGAGAAGAGGTATCTCATCAGATTCATGCTCTGAAGTCACGGGTTCGATTCCCGTTCCTGCAACCAGCGGCCGGGTAGCTCCCCGGATGATCTGAGAGTAAGCAGAACGCCTCAGAGAGAACGACAACGCCTCCCATTGATGATGCCTGCGGTAAATGGCCATGCTGCTTGAACTTCATGATTGGAGGAACTGCACAGACCAATGATAACGTCAGGGAGGCGTGACATGTTACTTGAACAGTATAAAGTGACGGAAGTGCTGCGCTTCCCGACCGAAGGACTCACAGGGAGAATCAAGATCAAGACGCCCGTGCGCGAAATCACCAAGGACAACGTGCGGGAGGTTCTGGAAAAGGCGCTGGCGCTTCACGCAATCAACGCCGGTCAGATTACCTACCTGTATGAGTATTACAAGGGCAATCAGGACATCCGCCTGAAAGAGAAATACGTCCGGGAAAACATCAACAACAAGGTCATGGTAAACCGGGCCAATGAAATTGTTACATTTAAGAGCGCCTACAGGCTGAATGAGCCAATCCAGTATATCAGCACGGGCGGCGGTGACGAGAGCGTGTCCCGGAACGTAGGACGGCTCAATGAGTTCATGCGGATGGAAGACAAGGAGTCAAAGGACAAGGAGATTGTGGACTGGTCGCTGATCTGCGGCGTGGCGGAACGGCTGACACTGACGGATGAACTGGCGAACGTCGAGGACGGCGCTCCGTTTTACATCTACACGCTGGACCCGCGGGATGCCTTTGTGATCTACAGTTCCTGCGTCGGGGAAAGACCGATGGCGGGCGTCATCATCCAGAGGGATGAAAAGAACGAGCTGTATTTCATGGTGTACACGGAAAACCGCTGCTTCACGGTTACAAGGGACGATGTGATTGAACAGGTCCATATCCTCGGCTGTGTCCCGCTGGTGGAATACATCAACAACGAAGCGCGTATGGGGGCCTTTGAAACCGTCATCCCGGTTTTGAACGCAATCAACAACCTGGAAAGCAACGCGCTTGACTCCATCCAGGATTTCGTCAACGGCTTTGACGTTTTCCAGAACTGCGACATTGAAGACGGGGAGTACGGGGAACTTTCCATCGGCGGAAAGGCCGTGAAGATCAAGACGGTCACGCAGGGGATGGAAGCAAAGGTCTACCGCGTGGCTTCCGAGCTTTCGCAGAGCGGCGTGCAGCAGCGGATTGACGATCTGACGGACGCGTATCTTACCATCTGCGGAATGCCGAACCGAAACGGCGGAAGCAGCACCAGCGACACGGGCCAGGCGGTCATTTTCCGTGACGGATGGAGCGAGGCGGAATCCAGGGCGAAAGACTCCGAAAAACTGTTTACCAGATCCGAACGGCAGTTCCTTCGGATCGTGCTGAATATCTGCGCGGTGAAATCGCCGCTGGATCTGGAACTGAAGGACATCGGCGTCAACTACGCGAGAAAGAGCCTGAACAATCTTCAGAGCCGCTTCCAGTGCTTCATGGAAGGTCTGAATTCCGACCGGCTGAATCCGAAGTGCGTGTTTGACGCGTTCGGAGACATCTTCGGGGACAAGAACGAGGCCTACAACATGTCAATGGCATGGCGTAGGGAACAGGAACAGCGGCAGGAAGAGGAAATCCAGAAGCAGCTTGACCTTGAGCGCGAAAGGGTAGCAAACGGTGGCAACGGTGACGAAGAAGACAATGCCGGAGGCGTACCGCCTGTCGGATCAGACAATCACGCTGCTGGGGAAGAAGGTTCTCCGGAGGATTGACGCGGCAAAGAGAAAGCTCTCGGTTCTGCGGTTTGACGAGCTGAATGTGCTGCATGAGCTGGACAGGCTGTATGCGGCATTTCAGGAAGACGCTGAGAGCGCGTACATGGATCTCTACCGGCAGCGGTATGAAGAGCTGTACGGGTTTCTTCGGGGCGAGGAGCCGGAGGAAGACGAGCTTGACGAACTGGCCGAGATGTATCTTGCGGGGATGCTGGATGAGCCAAACGAAATCACAAAATACGCGTTTGAAGCGGAGCTTAAAAGAAAACGTGATCGGGCCAAAGAAGCCATCAACGCTGTTCCGACGAAAGCACAGAAACAGATCGAACTGGACAAGGCAGGACGGTATGTGATTCAGCAGGAGGCATGGTACAGCGACTTCACCTCGCAGGCGGCGGAGATCCAGGCCATGAAGGACGCGGGCGTGAAGAAAGTCCGGCGGCATGAGATGAAGGACGATAAGGTCTGTAAGGTGTGCAGGAAACTGGACGGACTGGTTTATGACATCCGGAGGGTTCCGCCCCCGGCGCACATCAACTGCCGGGCGTGGTATGAACCGATCTGAGGATATATGCGAGAAATCGCTTTTGACATATCGGCAGAGAGAACTGCTTTACAAAACCCAAAACGTCAGAGAAGACGCAAATCCCATCATACAACACAGTCAGAGAAGACTATAAAACCCGAAAGGAAATCTTTATGGCAGTAATCGACGTTAGCACCATCGAAGGGTACGAAGGGATGACGGCGGAGCAGAAAGTGGAAGCTCTGACGAAGTTTGAAATCCCGGAATCGGTAGACCTGAGCAAGTACGTCAGCAAGGATGTTTTTGACAAGAAAGCGTCTGAGGCGGCGGGGCTGTCAAAGCAGCTCAAGGAAAAAATGACCGAGGATGAGAAGAAGAAAGCGGAGGCCGACGAGTCGAACAAGAAGATCCTGGAAGAGCTGGAACAGCTGCGGAAGGACAAGGCGGTTTCTGACCTGACGGCCAAGTACATCAATCTCGGTTACGACGCCCAGCTTGCCAGAGAGACGGCAGAGGCAATGCAGGCCGGTGACATGGAGAAGGTCTTTGCCAACGGCGCAAAGCACAAGGAAGCCGTGGAAAAGAAGCTCAAGGAAGAGCTGATGAACGGCACACCGAAGCCGAAGGGTGCTGGCGGCGGAGATGACAAGAAAGATTTCGCCGTGGAAAAAGCGAAAGAGCTGGCCAAAGCCAAACAGGGCGGCGGCAAGCAGTACGAAAACGTCATGAAAAACTACTTCAAGTAAAGGAGAGATTCACAATGGTTATGAAAAATACCCAGGTTGCCGGAACGGTTGAAATTCTGGCTTCCAAAGATTTTCAGGCGGTTCCCATCAAGGTTGCGGCCCCCGCAAGCGGCACGGTTGTGAAGGCCGGTACTCCGCTGACCGCGGCGGGCGCGTCCACCACCGGTGCAAACGCGGTCGGTATCCTGCTTTACGATGTCGATACGGGCAAGAACCCCAACGGCGCAGCGGTTGTGCAGGGCATCATTGACAGCACCAAGGCGCAGGCGCACAGCGGTGTGACCTATGTTGACGCCCTTTATGCCGCGCTGCCTGGAATCGTGTTCCGCACGAACGTCGGCGTGAACGAGTAACGGATTTGAAAGACTGAATGAGGAGGTAAAGAACCATGCTTCTTAGCGAACTGTTCACTCCCAAGGCGATTGCCGCAAACTGGGAGGAAGTATACAGCAACCAGATTCCCTATATGGGAACCGTGCTTTTCCCCGCCCGCAAAAAGGCCGGTCTTGACCTTTCGTGGGTGAAGGGCAACAAGGGCCTGCCCATCTCCCTGATGCCGTCCGCTTTTGACGCGAAAGCCACGTTCCGTGACAGAATCGGTGTGCAGAAGCTTGAGACGGAGATGCCCTTCTTCCGTGAGGGCTTCAAGGTCAAGGAGAAGGACCGTCAGGAGATTCTGCGCGTCCAGGAGCAGAATGACCCGTATCTCAACGAAGTTCTGGCCCGCATCTACGACGATGCAAACGAGCTGATTGCCGGTGCAAACGTCGTTCCGGAACGGATGATCTTCCAGCTTCTCTTCCCGGCCAACGGCCAGCCTGGGATCAGCATCAAGGCCAACGGCGTTGACTACACCTACAACTATGACCCGGACGGCAGCTGGTACAACAACGGCTCCGGCGGCCACTATTTCGCCCTGTCCGGTAATGCCAAGTGGGACCAGCCCGCCACGGCTGATCCGTTCGCGGACATCAAGACCGTGAAAGACTTTATCCGCGCCCAGACCGGCACCGAGATCGGGACGCTGATTATGAACGGCAACACCTTCAACCTGCTCGGCAAGATCGACGCTGTGAAGAACCGCTTCCTGAGCACCATCGGAAGAACGCTCGGCTACATCACGGACGGCGGCGTGCGGGATGTGTTCGATGACACCAACAGCGTACAGTTTGCCGTCTATGACAAGCAGTACAAGGACGAAAGCGGCGTCGCGCACAGCTTTGTCCCCAACGGCTATGTGGCCTTTGTCCCCTCCGGCTCCCTCGGCTCCACCTGGTACGGCACGACCCCGGAAGAGGCCGATCTTCTCAGCGGTGCAAGCAAGGCGCAGGTCGCCATTGTTAACACCGGTGTGGCCATTACCCAGATCCTTGACGAGCATCCGGTGAACCTCAACACCTTCGCGTCCGAGATCGTGCTGCCCAGCTATGAGCGCATGAACGAAGTCGCGCTGATGAAGGTTATCTAATCGGATGGCTGCCGTGAAGGTAAGAGCGAAGCACTGGCTGAAGCACAACGGGACATGGTATCACGGCGGTCAGGAGTTTGAAGCCGCTGAAGAGGATATCCAAAGCCTTGACGGCATGATCGAAATTGCGGAAGCTCCGGTTTCACCCAAACCGGAGCAGACCGCGGAGGAGATCGAAGAGAAAGCGGTCAAAGGCAGACGCGGCAGACGGAAAAAGACTGAGTAACCACAAAGGAGGCGGGCAGAATGAATGTACTGGAAAGGCTGATGAGCAGGACAAAGGAAAGCAATGCGGATCTGCTGACCGATCTGCTGGAAACGGCGAAGTACGCGATTCTGGCCCGCCGTTATCCTTATACGGACTATCCGACGGATGAGGACGGCAATGCGGTGCTGGAAACGCGGTTTTATGATCTGCAGCTGCGGATCGCGCTGGACCTGTACAACAAGCAGGGCGCGGAAGGTGAAACCGCCCACAACGAAAACGGCATCAACCGGACCTATGAATCCTCCTGGATTTCGGAACAGCTTCTGAATGAAGTCACTCCGCTGTGTGGGGTGGTGAAGTGAATGAGGGGCTTGGAGCGGAATAAGATCGGATTCTACTACGCGCTGTATCTCGGCGAGATTGACGCGGAGAACGCCGACGGAAAGAAAACGGGCGGGAAGGTGAAAACCTACGGCAGCCCCGTTTTTTGCATGGCGAACATCGCACCGTCCAGAGGGGACGCGGAGGTGGAAGCATTCGGCAAGGACCTGAGCTATTCCAGGGTGCTGTGTATCAGCGGGAGGCGGCTTCCGATTACGGAAGAATCCATCCTATGGCTGTACGACGGGCTTGACCAATGGAGCGACCTGACGGATAAGCCGTTTAATTTCGTGGTGGTCGGAATCGCGGAGAGCCTGAACGGAACGCTGTACGCCCTGCAGCAGCGCGGCGTGGACCGCAGGTGACGGGAAATGGCCACAAGAGTCATCAACCTTGACCCGACCAGCGTCACCAGCATCATGCGGGCCATGCGGGAGCTTCAGGAGGCGCAGAGAAACTTTGAGTCCAATGTGGGCCGGTTTCTGCAAAGGCTGGCCGAGATCGGCAGAGACGCCGCGCAGACGG